TTATATCTCAGGGTATAAAACTCTTTTTTTAACAAGATAGTTCTAGATTTTTAACTGTTTCTGTGGTATAAGTATTTACTGTCAAATTTTGTGACAGATTCTGTGACACATCGAGGAGGAATCAATGACCTAAAAAGTTGCACAATTGGATAATCTAAAGAATATCTAGAGAGATCTTTCTCTAGGTATTATTACAAGTACACTCTCTAAGGACTACTAAATGAAAGATATGGTTGAACCTCAGGAAGACTTAATGTCACTCCAAATCCAACTTGAAGAGGATATGACCCGTAGGGGTGCAGAGAAATACTTCAGAAGCATTGACTACGCCAAGAGAGCAAGCCGTGAAGAAGGTACGGCATACGGACAGACCATACTATCGCACCGCCTAGAGATTCTCTCTAAGGCTATCGCAGCGTGGATTGAGGAAGCAGGATCAGGCAACGTTACACGCAGGGCATCAGCCTATTACAAGCTCAAGGATATTGATACCAATGTACTATCCTTCTTGACCCTCAAGAATGTCTTGAGTGGTATCTCCTCAGCACGAACCCTCCAGTTTGTTGCTGTGGGTATTGGTACCGCAGTCGAGGATGAGCTACGCTTTGCAAAGATCCGAGCAAGTGAACGTAAGCAATACGAGAAACTTGTTTTGGGTGCTAAGAAGCGTTCAGCCCAACACTATAAGCATTACTATGCTGTACGTCAGGCTGAGAAGATTGATCACTGGGATAAGTGGTCACGGGTTGACCGCCTCCATGTGGGGATCAAGCTACTAGACCTGCTCATAGACACCCTAGGGATTGTCGAGGTTGCCCACCAGAAGGCAGACAAGAACCAGTCTATCAAATACGTCCGTCCTACTCCTGAGACTGTCGAGTGGATCGAAAAGCGGAATGATGTAGCTTCCATGCTCCGTCCTGTCTACGAGCCTATGGTGGTCAAGCCTAAGGATTGGACTGACCCCTACGATGGTGGGTACATCTCCTCCAACATCAAACCCCTGAAGTTGGTCAAGACCAAGAACCAGGCGTACCTCCAAGAACTGCAACAGGTGGATATGCCTATTGTGTACTCAGCTATCAACAGCCTCCAGAGAACACCATGGCAGATCAACAGCCAAGTCTTAGCGGTTATGAAGGAACTCTGGGATAATGGCTCTACCATTGCAGGTCTTCCCAACCGTGAGGGTATTGAGATGCCCCCAACTCCAGCCGACATTGAGACCAATGAGGAGGCACGTAAGGACTACCGTATCCAAGCAGCCAAGATCCACATCCAGAACCTGTCTCTGGCTGGTAAGCGGATCGGCTTTAACATCTCCCTGAACATAGCCTCAAGGTACGAGAAGTTCCGCAGGATCTTCTTCCCGTATCAATTGGACTTCCGTGGGAGAATCTATGCTGTACCACACCTGAACCCTCAGGGATCAGATCCTCAGAAGGCACTCCTCAGGTTTGCCAATGGTAAGCCCTTGGGTTCTGAGGGCTGGAAGTGGTTGGCAATCCATGGCTCTAACCTGGCAGGTAATGACAAGGTTAGTTTTGAAGAACGTGTTGAGTGGATCTTGGAGAATGAAGATGAAATTGTTTCCATTGCTAACAACCCCTACGACAACCGAGGATGGTGCACAGAGATCAATGGTCTTAGCATTGATAAACCATGGCAGTTTCTTGCTTTCTGTTTTGAGTGGGCAGGTTACGTTGAGCATGGTGAATCGTTCATATCAAAGTTGCCCGTGGCTTTGGACGGTTCATGCTCTGGGTTGCAACACTTCTCAGCCATGCTCCGAGATGAGCGAGGAGGATCAGCAGTTAACCTTGTTCCCAACCCAGTCCCCCAAGATGTGTACCAGCGAGTAGCCGACAGGGTGATCGAGATGGTCACCAAGGACTCCCAAGAGGGCACTGAGGACACCCTGCTTCACAGCGATCAGGGCACACCCTACGTCAAGGAGGGAACCAAGACCCTAGCTCAACAGTGGCTGAAGTTCGGGATTACCCGCAAGACAACCAAGCGTAGCGTCATGACCCTGCCGTATGGGTCTAAGGAGTTTGGGTTTCGTGAACAGCTCATGGAAGACCTGATCACCCCCGCCCGTCTTGAGGCACAACGTTTGGGTGGCACCTTCCCCTTCTCCCGTGATGGGTACATGGCGGCTAGCTACATGGCTAAGAAGATCTGGGAGGCTGTGAACCTGACCTTGGTTAAGGCAGCGGAGGCAATGAAGTGGTTACAAGGGGTAGCATCCCTAGCAGCCGCAGAGCAACTCCCTGTGCGCTGGACTACTCCCATTGGTTTCCCTGTGATGCAAGCATACGCTGATGTCAATGATCGTAGGATCAAGACAGCTATCAACGGGAAGCTGGTTTACCTCACCATGAAGCAGGATAAGGATAAGCTGGATCGCCGTAAGCAGAGCCAGGGCATTGCCCCCAACTTTGTACATAGCTGTGATGCCGCTCACCTCATGTTGTGTGTTGCCCGTGCTAGTCAGGAAGGTGTTGAGAACTTCTCGATGATCCATGACAGCTTTGGGACAACCGCAGGAGATGTAGAGAAATTGTTTTACATCATCCGCGAATCCTTTGTGGAGATCTATGACACCATAGATGTCCTCGGGACTTTCCGTGAGGAGATCGAGGGGCAGCTCTCAGAGAAACAACGAGAAGCCATGCCTGAGATACCAGAGCACGGCACCTTGGATGTCTCTAAGGTAGTAGATTCACGCTATTGCTTTGCCTAAATCCTTCCAGATCTGGAACATTTCAAAAAGTTGCACAATTGGATAAATCCACATGAGAGGCAACCTATGTTCCTGATCCGACTCCCTGATGGCACTTTCCGCACTGCCAAAACTGTGGCTGAACGCAACCGTATTATTCGGGAAATGCGAGAAGCATATGATGGTTATTTGAAATAAGGACACCATGAAAAAATCTAAAACCCCACGGTACGTGACCCCTGCTGGTATTGCCCAGTATCCGTACCTAACTAAGCCCGACACAAAGTTTAATCCTGACGGTGAATACAAGTTGTCTCTTCAAGTTCCAACTGAAGAGGCAACCAGTGTCATCTCCTTTTTGGATGAACAGTTGGCTCAGTCTATTGCAAAAGCTAAGAAAGAAAATCCTGGCAAAAAAATTAAAGAGGGTACTGCTGGGTACGAAGCCGATGAAGAGACGGGTAACACCACCTTCCGCTTCAAGCTCAAGGCAAAGGTCACCATGAAGAGTGGTGATAGCTTTGAACAGCGTCCCGCTTTGTTTGACTCCAAGGGTAAGCCTCTGGACTCCTCTGTGAATATCGCAGGTGGCTCTAAGGTCAAAGTCTCTTACGAAGTTCTCCCCTACTACACAGCTATTGCAGGTGCAGGTTTATCCCTGCGTGTACGAGCCGTGCAAGTCATCGACTTGGTTGAGTTCTCAGGCGGCGGAGCTGGTTCATTCGGCTTCGGTGAAGAGGAAGGGTACGTATCAAAAGAAAAAGCAGACGATGACTTCAACGAAGAAACCAGCGAAGAGGACGAAACTGCGGATTTCTAAGTCTCGTTCAGCAACAGAGGTGGGACTTGTTTACGGGTTCCGCTCTGGGCTGGAGGAGAAGTTGGCTCAGGAGCTACAGGGTAAGGGTGTCAAGTTTACTTTCGAGGAGCTTGTCATCCCTTACATCAAGCCAGAGCGAACAGCGAAGTACACACCAGACTTCGTTTTAGAGAACGGCATTATCATTGAATCGAAGGGAAGGTTTCTTACCGCAGATAGGCAGAAACACCTGCTTGTAAAGAAACAGCATCCGAACCTGGATATTCGGTTCGTATTTTCTAACAGCAAAGGGAAGATTGCTAAGAGAAGCAACACGACATACGCCGACTGGTGTGTGAAGAACGGCTTTCTCTATGCCGACAAAGAGATACCCGATGCGTGGCTCACGGAGCCTCCAAAATGAATTATAAAAAACGAGATAAAACTGAGTTTATTGCGGTGCATTGTTCAGCCACCTCAGAAAAAATGAACTTAGGCAAAGAGGATATTGACCGTTGGCATCGAGCCAAAGGTTGGTTTGGTATTGGCTATCACTACGTGATCCGCCGAGACGGTGCCGTGGAAGAGGGTCGCCCCCATGACGTGGCGGGTGCTCATGTCCAAGGTTACAACAGCCAGTCGGTTGGTATCTGCATGGTTGGTGGGGTCAACTCCTCTGACAACAAAGCTGCCAACAACTTTACCCCTGAACAATTCGAGTCCCTTAAGGATGTCTTGAAGACACTCAAGGGCTTTTACCCTGAAGCTAAAATCCAAGGTCATCGGGACTTCCCTGATGTTCATAAGGATTGCCCGAGCTTTGATGTAGCCGCATGGCTCAAAGCTGAGGGGATCGACAACTAACAGGAGACATATGCAACCACTTAAAGTTCTGGATTTATTTTCAGGTATAGGAGGCTTCAGCTTAGGGCTGGAGAGTACGCAAGGGTTTGAGACGGTTGCATTTTGCGAGGTAGATGAGAAGGCACAGCGAGTCCTGAAGAAACACTGGTCTCATGTGCCTATATACCCCGATGTCTCTACACTTAAAGGAAGTGACCTTGGAACAATTGACGTTATTTGTGGGGGCTTCCCCTGTCAAGACATTAGCCTCGCAGGAAAAGGGGAGGGTCTCGAAGGTGGGAGATCAGGACTCTGGTGGGAGTTTCACAGACTCATCAAAGAAACCAGCCCGAAGTTTGTCATCATTGAAAACGTCTCAGCCCTTCGCTCTAGAGGACTGGATCAAGTGCTCAGGTCGCTCTTTGAGATCGGGTATGATGCGGAATGGCATTGTTTACCCGCTTCCAGCGTTGGTGCCCCTCACCAAAGGGACAGGATCTGGATTATTTCCTACCCCCACAGCGATGACGGGAGGGCATGGGATAGCCCCGAGCCATCTATCGGGGAAACATGGGTGGAATCTAGGTGCAGCAGTAACGGACTCCTTGAGTCCTACACCTCACAGGCGGTGGCCGACACCGACCACACGGGATCACAAGGGGGGTTATCTTGGCGGCAGGGTAAGGAATGGAAAGCCGAGCTGGGATACCTTGGACGTTGCAGTACAGTGGACGGACAACCAATCGAAAACTTCTGGGCAACTGAACCCAACTTGGGTCGAGTGGCTCATGGGGTTCCCAACCGAGTGGACAGACTTAAGCAACTCGGAAACGCCGTAGTACCTCAAATACCCGAACTAATTGGAAAAGCGATATTACATGGAACAGGACGAAAGCAATTTCTTAAGACACATACCTTGTGACAACTGCGGTTCGTCAGATGCCAACTCTTTGTATTCTGATGGGCACCAGTTCTGTTTCAGTTGCCAAGCTCATGTTAAGGGGGATGGCACTACACCAGCCCCTAGCCCAAAGAAACGTGCAGGTGATCTCATCACTGGTGAGTTCATGGATTTATCTAAACGAAAAATTCGGGAAGATACCTGCCGTAAATTTGGATACCAAGTCGGTGAACTAGCAGGAAAGAAAGTACAGATTGCCCCCTACTATGACAAGGCGGGGACAATGGTTGCCCAGAAGATCCGAGGCTCTGACAAGAGCTTCAAGGTACTGGGTGACATTACCAAGGCTCTCCCCTTTGGTGCTCCCTTGTGGGGCAAAGGGAAGAAGCTGGTAGTTACTGAGGGTGAGATTGATGCGATGAGCGTGAGTCAATCCCAAGGTAACAAGTGGGCTGTGGTCTCCGTACCTAACGGTGCTCAAGGTGCTAAGAAGCACATGAAGTTGAACTTCGATTACTACGAATTATTCGATGAGATAATCTTGATGTTCGACATGGATGAACCAGGTCAAGCGGCGGCAAGCGAGTGCGCCGAGTTGTTCAGCCCAGGCAAAGCTAAGATTGCATCACTACCGATGAAGGACGCTAACGAGTGTCTGGTCAACGGTAAGGCAGATGAAATCATTCAGGCAATATGGAACGCTAAAGCGTACCGTCCTGATGGCATCTTGTCTGGGGCTGACTTGTGGGAGGAAGTCTCCAAGACTGAGACTATCCAAGCGATACCCTACCCTTGGGATGAACTTAACGAGGTAACTCGTGGTTCTCGTAGGGGTGAGCTGGTTACGCTTACCGCAGGTTCTGGCATAGGTAAGTCAGCAGTTGTGCGAGAGATCGCCCACCACCTCCTGTTGAAGGGAGAGACTGTTGGCATGATCATGCTTGAAGAGAACCCTCGGCGCACCGCTTTGGGGTTGATGGGAATCCACCTCAACAAACCACTACACTTAAATAAGGAGGGAGTCAGTGAAGCTGATCTCCGCGCTAGTTACGATGCTACTGTTGGTAATGGTCGTTGTTTCCTTTACGATCATTGGGGCAGTAGCGGTATTGATAACTTACTTTCCCGTATTAGATTCCTGGCTCGTTCTTGTGGCTGTTCTTGGATTATTCTGGATCATCTTTCTATTGTTGTTTCGGGCTTGGGGGACGGTGATGAACGCCGTCTCATAGATAATGCCATGACATCCCTACGCACCCTTGTTGAAGAGACAGGCGTGGGGATGTTCCTCGTGTCTCACCTACGCAGACCTGAAGGTGACCGAGGACACGAACAGGGGGCACGTACTGCCCTCAACCAACTCCGTGGATCTCATGCCATTGCCCAACTCTCCGATATGGTGATTGGCTTGGAGCGAGATCAACAGGGTGAGAACCCCAATGTCACAACTCTGAGAGTTCTAAAGAACCGCTTCAGTGGTGAGACTGGGGAAGCAGGTCGGTTATCCTATGACCGAGAGACTGGTCGCCTCGCTCCCTTCGTAGAGGGGTTTGGGGCGGTCAACGTTGATGAGTTCTAACTGAGTAAGGAAGATATGATTTCTCAAAACCAAATCCTTTTGCGTCACTTCAAGAAAACCAAAAGCATTTCTCAACGTGAAGCCTTGCTGGATTACTCCATCCAGTGTCTGTCAAAGCGTATCCAAGAGCTACGTGATGCAGGGTACACCATTGAGACCCAACACAAAAGACACCCGACAACTGGGCAGCGATACGCTCGTTACGTGTTGAAGAAATAACCCTCTACCTTAGGAGGCGTTATAGTTGCAAGAGGGTACGCCATTACCCTGTTGTCCTATGACTGACAGATCGGAAAGACGGTCACCCCCCTTATTTTTTGCTAGTCGAAGGAGACAGCGTGGCACTTATATTTGACTTAGAGACGGATGGTTTGCTCGATACCGTTTCCAAAATTCACTGCTTAGTAATTAAAGATACAGATACTGATGAAGTATTCACGTACCGCAGTGGTTTCCCCTATGAGCTAGAAGAAGGCATAGATCACCTACTGTCTGGATCTTTGGTGGTTGGACATAACATAATCAAGTACGACATCCCAGTCATTGAGAAGCTCTACAAAGTCTCCTTCGATCATGCAAAGGTCTTCGATACACTGGTAGCTACCCGAGTTATCTGGGCAGCAATCCGTGAGACAGACTCTTTAAGAATCCAAAAGGGTATACTCCCTGGTAAGCTCTTCGGTTCCCATTCGCTAGCCGCTTGGGGATACCGCATGAAGAACTACAAAGGTGACTATGATGGTGGGTGGGAAAAGTTTACCCAAGAGATGCTGGACTACTGTGTGCAGGACGTACAGGTCACAGCCGATCTCTATTCACGGATACTAAAAAAGAACTACTCAGCCCAATGCTTGGAGCTGGAGCATAAGTTGGCATGGCTCATGGCAAAGCAGGAACGTAATGGTTTTCACTTTGATACCGTGAGTGCCGCTAAGTTATACGCCAAGCTCGTGAGCCGCAGGTCTGAGATAGAAGCTGATCTGATAGCTACTTTTGGGGAATGGCAGGTACGCTTACCTGACTTCATCCCAGCCCGTGACAACAAAACCAAAGGTTACATCAAGGGTGTACCTGTCCCGAGATACAAGACAGTCATGTTCAATCCCTCTAGCAGGGATCACATAGCGGATCGACTTCAGAAGTTATATGGGTGGAAACCTCAGGAATTAACTGAGGGGGGCAAGCCTAAGATTGATGAAGTTGTCTTAAGTAAACTCTCATACGAACCCTGTGCTGCCCTCTCTGAATACCTCATGGTTCAGAAGCGGATCTCTCAGTTAGCTGAGGGTGACCAGGCGTGGATGAAGTGTGAGAAACAGGGGAAGATTCATGGATCTATTAACACTAACGGTGCTGTCACTGGCAGGGCAACCCACTCTTATCCCAACATATCACAGGTGCCATCCTCTGGATCTCCTTATGGTCACGACTGCCGAGGACTTTTTACAGTTCCTAACGGATGGACGTTGGTGGGGGCAGATGCCTCTGGACTAGAGCTTCGATGCCTAGCCCATTTCATGGCTGAGTGGGACGGAGGTAAGTACGCTGACATCCTGTTGAGTGGTGACATCCACACAGAGAACCAAAAGGCAGCGGGGCTTGAGACACGCAACCAAGCCAAGACCTTCATCTACGCATTTTTATATGGGGCAGGTGATGCAAAAATTGGATCTATTGTTGGTGGAGATGCAGGTGACGGTAAGCGACTCAAGTCTAAGTTTCTTCGTTCGCTGCCAGCCCTCGGACGACTTGTCGATAGTGTTAAACAAGCTGCAACAAAAGGCAATATCGCTGGGCTTGATGGGCGAGACATTTACATTAGAAGTGCACACGCTTCACTAAACTCCCTGCTCCAAGGAGCTGGAGCTGTAGTGTGTAAACAATGGCTCGTACTGCTGGAAGAGCAACTCCAAAGTAAATTTAAACATGGGTGGGATGGGGACTACTGCTTCTGTGCTTGGTCACATGATGAAGTACAGATCGCCTGTAGAACTCCTGAGATTGCCCAGCAAGTTGCCGAGCTAGCTACGGACTGTGTACGGCAAGCTGGTGAACATTTTAATTTCCGATGCCCCTTAGCAGGAGAATACAAGATCGGAACTACTTGGGCTGACACACACTAATGCAACGCAAAGCAATCAACCATTTACTCCACAGGGTTTATCGGCAGGGGATTAGTCTCCAGTCCGACATAGCACGGGAGTTTGATCAAGAAGTAGCTGCCCTGTGTAGCCTGGGTTTGATTACAACCAAGACCGCACCTCAGCAATTCGGCAGGGTGTGGAGAATAACTGAAGAGGGTTTAGCCCTTCTTCGTGATGAAGGACTTTTATGAGCAAAAAGAAATCCCCTAGTACGGAGGAAGTAGAGTTTGATTATCGTTTACTACGCCCTGAGTCTCTCATCTTTCTGGGGAGAAACATTGAAGTTCAATTCTTGGGGGAAAGCCCATGGGGTACCGACTACTACGGTGACTTCGATGCCAAAGCCCAACGCATCCGAGTCCTAGAAAACCTCACACCAGTAGAAGAGCTGGACACGTTAGTCCATGAGATCCTGCATCTGATCATGTTCTATATGCGGATCATGATGGGCAATGTTGATGAAGAACAGATTGTCCACCGACTTGCTACAGGCTTCTCCTCCGTCCTCGTAGAGAACCCCCAAGTAGCGCAGTACCTCGCTGCGATGTCCCATGTAAGCCTTAAGGAAATAGACCCCTCATATGATTAAAATAGCTGAGATTGATGTAGAGTATCGAGACCACATGGGCAGTGACCTGTCCGTTGTTAACGCCGCACGAGTAAGTTTTGATAAGGAACACGAAGAGTTTCAGTACCTCTCTGATAAGAAACTGATTAAGTACCTGGCTGAACATAACCACTGGTCTCCCTTTGCTCACGTCTCAGCCACCTTCCGAGTCAAGGCTCCTATCTTTGTTGCACGTCAACTGGTCAAACACACCGTTGGCTTTGCGTGGAACGAAGTCAGTCGGCGTTATGTTGACCACACCCCAGAGTTTTTCTTCCCGACTGTTTGGCGGGGAAAACCTGAGGGGAACATCAAGCAAGGTAGTAGTGGTGAGGTAGCCGTACATCACGGTGTTATTCGCTCCACTAACGCAATTGCCCTTAAAACGTATGAGGATCTTCTGGCATCAGGAGTCTGCCCCGAGCAAGCCCGTATGGTTCTCCCACAGAACACCATGACCGAATGGATCTGGACGGGAACCCTCTATGCTTGGGCTAGAATGTGCGTCTTACGCTTGGATGATCATACCCAGCAAGAGACCCGAGATGTAGCCAAGGCTATTGATCGGAACATGAAGTCCCTCTTCCCACACTCTTGGGAATATCTAGTTCCCAAAAAGGAGAAGTTATGCGCGTTGCTCTCATAGACGCTGACATCCTCGCCTACCAAGCTGCGGCTGTAAGCGAGACCCCCACCGACTGGGGGGATGGTATCTGGACACTACACAGCTTTGAGGATGAAGCTACCCAACACTTTGACCATGCTGTGACTACCATCGTGGATGATGTCGAGGCTGACAACTTTGTGTTGGTGTTCTCAGATTCCAAAAATTGGCGCAAGACTGTACTACCTACGTATAAGTCCAACCGCTTAGGTACCCGTAAGCCCCTGTTACTCAAGTTCCTCCGTGAGTATGCTATGGAGAGCTACGAGTCTAAAGTAGTGGAGACCCTTGAGGGGGACGATGTGATTGGCATCCAAGCCACCACACCCAGCGAGGATACATACATTGTGTGTACCATCGACAAGGATCTCAAGACTATCCCAGGGTCACACTACCACATGGGAACGGGTGAGACCTTTGAGGTCAACGAGCACCAAGCTGACAAGTACCACATGATGCAGACCCTCACAGGCGATCCCACGGATGGCTATGCGGGTTGCCCAGGTATCGGCGAGAAGACTGCTCAGAAGATTATCCAAGCAGCTCTAGATGAGGGAACCCCGTGGGCGAACCCTCAGCAACTCCGAGAGATCTACTGGAGCCACGTAGTGAAAGCCTACCAGAAGGCAGGACTCTGTGAAGAGGAAGCCTTGGTTCAGGCACAAGTCAGCCGCATCCTCCGCTATGGGGAATACAACGAGACAACTAAAGAGGTAAAACTTTGGACTCCGAATTGAAACAGTTTTTTGGCAACAACGAGACTACCCCTGAGGAAGATGAGGAGTTTGCCCGTCTCTCTGCCACCAACCGTCAGGTAGGCGGGGGTCATTACTTAAAAGCCATTCAGCCTTGGGACATCGTAAAGGCATGGGAGCTGAACTTCTGGGAAGGTAACTGTGTCAAGTATCTCCTTCGACACCGTTACAAGAACCGTAAGGAAGATCTGGAGAAATGTATCCATTACCTCGAATACCTCAAGGCTCACTACGATGAACTTTACTGATTACCAGAAGGAAGCCATGAGCTTCCGCCTGAAGTCCGCCGATGAGATCTATGCCTTGTATAACTTGGCTGGGGAAGTCGGTGAGCTTCTGTCCGCTGAGGCAAAGCTCCGCCGTGATGGTGGGGATTTCCTAGACCACATTGCGAATGTCAAGAAAGAGCTGGGTGACATTCTCTGGTGCCTCGCTGCTGTGGCTGATGATTGGCACACAGACTTAAATGAAATTGCAGAATTAAATTTACAGAAACTAACAAGCCGTAAGGCAAGGAATAAAATTCAAGGAAATGGCGACAACCGATAAAACCCCCTCCCTCCGTGCCCAGCTAATTACTCGCCGCACATATAACCGCCCACTCAATGCCGATGGTACCGAATTTGAATCATGGTCACAGACTGTAGACCGTGTACTCCAACACCAGACGTGGCTCTGGGAACGAGCTAAAGGTAGCCCACTGTCAGTTCAGGAAGCGTTAGAAATCGAAGAACTCCGTCAGTATATGATGGAGCGTAAAGTCCTGATGTCTGGTCGCTCACTGTGGCTAGGCGGTACTGATGTAGCAAAGAAACGTGAAGCATCTCAATTTAACTGTTCTTTTACCCACGTTGAAACAGTTCAAGACGTGGTTGACTGCCTATGGCTGCTCCTTCAAGGATGCGGTGTGGGCTTCCGCCCTATCGTGGGGCAACTTACGGGCTTCCAAGTACCTCTCAAAGAAGTCCGAGTAATCCGCTCTGAGCGTACAGCTAAAGGTGGCAACGAGAAAAACGTTGAAACCTTTGACCCAGATACCCGTACTTGGACAATTGCCGTAGGTGACTCAGCAGAAGCATGGGCAAAGTCCATTGGTAAAATCATTGCCCACCCCTACCGTGCTGAACGGTTGGTGCTGGACTTCTCACAGATCCGCCCAGCGGGTGAACGACTAAAAGGTTATGGTTGGATTTCATCAGGCGATGCAGCTATTGCTAAAGCCTATACAGCTATCGTGGAGATTCTCAATAAACGTGCTGGTAGTTTGCTTACACGTATTGATATTCTTGATGTTGTCAACTGGTTGGGTACTGTGCTGTCTTCTCGCCGCAGTGCTGAAATTGCTCTCTTTAACTATGGTGAAGATGAGTGGGAAGAGTTTGCCGTAGCCAAGAAAGACTGGTGGGTAAACAACGTACAACGGGCACAGTCAAACAACTCGCTCCTGTTCAAAGCAAAGCCCAGCTATAGTCAACTCAAAGAAATCTTTGACATGATGGTTGAGGCTGGTGGCTCTGAGCCTGGCTTTATTAACGCTCAGACCGCAGTTAAACGTGCCCCCTGGTTCAAGGGTTGCAACCCCTGTGCTGAGATCCTGTTGGGCAACAAGAGCTTCTGTAACCTTACTGAGGTTGACGTAGGTAAGTTCAAAGGTGACTCCTCAGGTTTACGCCGAGCAGTAACCTTGGCAGCACGGGCTAACTACCGACAGACCTGTGTGGATCTGCGGGATGAAATCCTTCAGGAAGCATGGCACCTCAACAACGAGTTCCTTCGTTTGTGTGGTGTAGGTTTGACAGGTATTGTTCGCCGCCCTGACTTGGGGAGCTATGACTACGCTGAACTACAGCGTGTGGCTACGGCTGGTGCATACTCTATGGCAGATGAGCTGGAGACCCCACGCCCAAAAAACGTAACCACTATCAAGCCAAGCGGTACCCTGTCCAAAATTATGGATACGACTGAGGGTGTCCACAAGCCTCTAGGGAAGTATGTGTTTAACAACGTAAACTTCTCCAAGCATGACCCTCTGGTTCCCCTATGTCGATCCGCAGGTTACCGTGTGTTTGATAACCCTACCGACTCTGAGTCAGTCCTGATTACGTTCCCCGTAAGTTGGGATGACGTTCCTTTCGATAAGGTAGAGAAGAACGGCACAATCCTTGAGGTGAACCAAGAGTCAGCCATTAGTCAGCTTGAGCGTTACAAGATGCTCATGAACAACTGGTGCCAACAAAACGTATCAGCCACCATCAGCTACTCAGTAGATGAGGTAGATCAGATTGTTGATTGGCTGTTGGATAACTGGGACGTGTATGTGGGTGTGAGCTTCCTATTCCGAGCTGATCCTACACTGACCGCTAAAGACTTGGGCTACCTCTACCTCCCTCAGGAAGTGGTGACCAAGGAAGTATTTGATGAATACTCCGCTAACATCCAGCCTTTGGAGATTGACCGAGCGAATAGCTTTGATGAGATCCAAGGGGAAGAGTGTGCAACAGGGGCTTGTCCAATTCGCTAATGACATCAAAAAGAACATCCAAGTATCGAGCTAAGGACACTGGGGGGCTACCCCCTTTGTCCCCTAAGAATGATAAACAAGCCGCCTACATCAAAGCCCTAAAGACCAGCCCACAAGTAATTGTGACTGGGTGTGCAGGGACAGGCAAGACCTACATTGCCTCGGTGTATGCGGCTAAACTTTACGCTGCTGGGAAGATCGACAAGATTATCCTGACCCGCCCAAACGTGGCGGCAGGGAGATCTCTTGGGTTTTTCCCAGGCACTATGGAAGAGAAGATGGCTCCTTGGGTCATCCCCTTTACCGATGTGCTACAGGCGGAACTTGGTGAAGAGGTGTACGGTATCGCCTCTCGAAAGAAGAATATCGACATCGTGCCTTTCGAGGTCATGCGTGGTCGAACCTTTAATAACTCCTTTGTGATCCTCGATGAGGCTCAGAACACATCTCCCGCAGAGATGAAGATGTTCTTGACCCGCATTGGGGAGAACTCACAGGTGTTATTGAATGGGGATATTAAGCAATCAGACCTGAGGTCAACCTCGGGATTAAAGACAATCATTGACATGATTCACAAGCAGAGACTGCCTGTCCCCCACGTTGAGTTTACCGTGGATGACATTGTTCGCTCTGATATTTGTGCCATGTGGGTGAAAGCCTTTGACCGCGAGGGTTTGTAAAAAGTTGCTCAATTGGAGAACCTAATGAGTAAATCTAAGTTTCCCCATATATCAAAGGAATTACTTGAAGGGTTAGAAGAACGGTTCGCAGATAAAATGCCTGAGCCTACTGAAACCCTCGACACAATTCGGTTCAAACAGGGGCAGGTCTCCGTTATCCGCTTTCTGCGAACCACGTTTGAAATGCAGAACCGAAACATCTTGGAGAAATAATATGTGTATTTTTGGAGGTTCAAAGCCGCCCCCAGCACCAGCTCCTGCACCCCCAACCCCTGCTCCTGACGCACCTACATTGAAGATTAAATCTAATGAAGATGTCACGAACAAGAAGGGTAAGAAGGGACAGTATGCTGGTAGGAACGATCTGAAGATTAACCTTGCTGGCGCGTCCACCGCATCTGAAGGTGCTGGTGTAAATCTTCCTCAAGGTTAAGGAGTAGGGATGGACACCAATAAGACGTGCGCTAGCCTATATGGTCAGCTAGAGACTTCCCGTAGACCATTCTTGGATCGGGCACGGGACTGTGCGGAATTGACCATCCCCTCCCTTATGACCAAAGATGGGCACTCTGCCGCATCCTCCCTGCCAACCCCTTGGCAAGGTGTGGGTGCACGAGGGGTCAACAACCTAGCATCAAAGCTGTTGTTAGCCCTTCTCCCGCCCAACTCTCCCTTCTTCCGATTGAGTGTAGATGACTTTGCGTTAGAACAAATGACGCAACAGGAGGGTATGCGCTCTAAGGTTGAGGAAGGTCTGAACCGCATTGAGCGGTCAGTAATGAATGAAATTGAATCCTCTGCCATCCGTGTTGGTGGTTTTGAGGCAATCAAACACCTGCTTGTTACAGGTAACGTGCTCATGTATCTGCCCAAAGAGGGTGGGGTACGTGTATTCCGATTAGACCGTTTTGTTGTCCGCCGTGACCCTATGGGTAATGTGTTGGATATTATTACAAAAGAGTCTATCGCCGTGGAGACCCTGGAGGGTAACCTCCGTGAGCTTGCTCTGGGATCAGATCCTGAGGATATGTCCAAGAGTAAGGACGTTGACCTGTACACACACGTTTACCGTGAGGGTAAGAAATGGCAGGTATATCAAGAGATCAAGGGCATCCGAGTGCCTGGATCAGAGGGATCATACCCCCTAGATAAAACACCATGGATTCCTGTACGCTTCACCAAGATTGATGGTGAGGACTACGGGCGTGGGTATGTAGAAGAATACCTAGGTGATCTGAAGTCTCTTGAAGGTCTTACCCAGTCCATCGTGGAGGGTTCCGCAGCCGCCGCTAAAGTTCTGTTCTTGGTTAACCCTAACGGGGTTACCGATATGGCAGAGTTAGCTGAGGCAGAGAACGGTGCTTTCCGTGAAGGTGTGGTGTCTGATGTATCTGCACTGCAACTCCAGAAATATAATGATTTCAGGGTTGCTCTGGAGACATCAAACCAAATCAATGAACGCCTGGCGTTTGCCTTCCTCTTGAACTCCGCTGTGCAACGCAGTGGTGAGCGAGTTACGGCAGAAGAAATCCGCTACATGGCTAACGAGCTAGAGTCCGCCTTAGGTGGCATCTACTCAATCCTTAGCCAAGAGTTCCAGTTACCCCTAGTGAAACGCTTGATGTTCCAAATGGAACGCCAGAAGCGTCTCCCAACTCTTCCCGAGAACACGGTTCAGCCTGTTATTGTGACAGGGTTGGAAGCACTGGGACGTGGTAACGATCTCAACAAGCTACAGCTATTCTTCCAAGCCGCTGCTGGTATCGCCCAGCTACCTCCCGAGATTAACAAATCTGATGCCCTTACCCGTACTGGTGCCGCCTTAGGTATCGACATGAAGGGTCTCGTTAAGTCTCAAGAGGAGATTGCCGCTGAGATGGAACAGGCACAACAACAAGCCATGATGCAACAAATGGCATCTCAAGCTACTGCGCCTACTATTCAGGCAGCAGGGCGTATGATGGAAAAAGGAATGGAAAATGGTCAGGGCTAAAAAACCTGAAGTTTCCCCTACGGTAAATGCTGAAGAGGCTACCCCAGAGGTAGCCCCTTCTTTTCCCGTTCAGGAAAAGTCAGAGAAACCTAAACAACCAAAAGCGGGTGCTCCTCTGCGTACAGAGAAGTCTGCCAATGGTTTCACAGTTGAACATTACTAATGGTAGATACAGTCAATATCCCCGCAACAGTCGAGGAAGAAGATCCTAATCATGTAGCAGAGATGCTTGCCAAAGTGGATAAAGCTAATGAAGCTCCCACTGAAGAGCTACCTGTTAATGAGGAACGTCCTGGCTGGTTGCCAGAGAAGTTTAAGAGTCCAGAAGATCTTGCAAAAGCGTATTCTGAACTAGAGTCAAAGCTAGGTAAACCACAACAGAACACCGAACAACCAACCGCCGAGACACCTGAGGAACAAGTTCAAGAAGAACTTCAGAACAAAGGTTTAGATCTCTATGAGTTCTCCCAAGAGTTCACCGCCCAAGGTGAGCTGTCTACGGATAGCTATGAGAAGCTCGAAAAGGCTGGTTACCCACGGGACATCGTTGACCAATATATTGAAGGTCAGAAGGCGAGAGCTTCGCTTTTCGAGTCCGAGGTGAAAGCTGTTGCAGGTGGTGACCAAGGCTTTGCTGAGATGATTGAATGGGCTAAGTCCAATATGTCTCCAGCAGAGATTGAAGCCTACAATGCCGCTATTGACTCCAATAATCCTAACCAAGCTAAATTGGCGGTATCAGGGATGTACCAGCGTTTCCAAAGCGCACGTCCCACAGAACCCCAATTGATGTCTGGCAGGACTACAGGTGCAACCTCAGGAGAAGTCTACGACTCCGTTGCCCAGTTAACTAAAGATATGTCTTCAGTTGAGTATAAGACTGACCCTGCGTTCCGCGCTAAGGTTCAATCTAAACTCTCACGATCTAATATCCTTTGATGTGATGGCTCACCCTTCGGGGTGGGCTATTCCCTTGTGCTCGAAAGTTTATGTCACACTGCAAGTCTTTGCGGTGACGCTTGCTTAAGAACTACCACACGACCTTGACCCTCTGAGGAGGAAAATCCTGTGTACCTGTGTGTGTGGGGCTGAAAGCCATTGCGACTTTCTTATCTCATTCACAAGGAAAATTTATTATGTCTAACGCTACCCCCTCACGTTTGGGTGCTGTCAACGGCGGTGCCGATAAAGACGCGCTCTTTCTAAAAGTATTTGCTGGTGAAGTTCTCTCAGCGTTCTCAGAGAAGAACGTTATGATGGACAAGCACATGGTTCGCACCATTGCCGCTGGTAAGTCTGCTCAGTTCCCTGTAACTGGCAACTTCTCTGCTGAGTACCATACTCCTGGTAACGAGATCCTCGGTACCTCTATGAACCACGCAGAGCGTGTGATCACGATTGACGACCTGTTGATTGCCCACACTTTCATCTCTAACATTGACGAAGCTAAGAACCACTACGATGTACGTGCAAACTACAGCCGTAAGTTGGGCGAGGCTTTGGCTAACACTGCTGACAAGCACCTGTTCCAGAACGCTATCCTGGCAGCTCGTGCTTCTGCTACCGTTACTGGTGGCAACGGCGGTTCACGTATCACTGATGCAACCATGGCATCAAACTCTGACACTTTGATTGCTGCTTTGTTTGAAGCCGCTCAAACGTTTGACGAGAAGGATGTGCCTGAAGACGAGCGTTACGCTTTCGTGCGTCCTGCTCAGTACTACGCCTTGGCACAGAACACTAAAGTCTTGAACAAAGACTGGGGTGGTGCTGGTGTGTACGCTGACGGTAAAGTGTTGCGTGTTGCTGGTTTGACAATCGTTGCTTCTAACCACATCCCTTCAACCAACATTACAACTGGCACTTTGGCTGGTACTTCTACCCGCTATGCTGTTGACGCTCAGACCACCGTGGCTGTGTGTATGCAGAAAGAAGCTATTGGTACTGTTAAGTTGTTGGATCTGGGCTTGGAAGCTGAGTACGACATTCGCCGCCAAGGTACCTTGATGGTCGCTAAGTACGCTATGGGTCACGGTATCCTGCGTCCTGAGTGCGCTATTGAATTGGGCACAGGCGCGGTCTAACCACACCTAAGTAAACCTAAGGGGAATCTCTGAGTAATCAGGGGTTCCCCTATTTTTTATGGATTAGCAATGGCTACTGTACTGACCCCAACAACGGAACTCGAAGCCGTAAACACCATTCTCTCAGTGATTGGTGAGGCACCTATCTCATCCCTAGCTTCAGGGGCGGCGGTGGCAGATGCTGTAACGGCAAGAGCTGTGCTCTCTGAAGTTAGCCGCGCGGTTCAAAGCCGTGGATGGCACTTCAATACGGATAAAGAATTATCTTTATCTCCCGCTGCGTTTACAAATGAAATTACCCTACCGAGTAACTGTCTCCGTGTGGATACCGTCTCGGAAGATTTTGATGTGGATGTGACCCAACGAGGCACACGGTTGTATGACCGCAAGAAACACACATACGAATTTATTAAGTCCCTAAAAGTGGACATGGTTGTCCTATTGCCCTTTGAGGAACTCCCAGAGACTGCCCGTCACTACATCACTGTACGTGCCGCACGGGTCTTCCAAGCACGAACTGTAGGTTCTGATGCGTTGTACGAGTTCACTGCTGTCGATGAGAAGGATGCGTTTATCGCCCTTAAGAGAGCTGAAGGTATCACAGGTGACTATAACATCTTGACTGGCAATAGCACAGTTTATCGAACCCTCAATAGGTATTGATTATGGCACTGATTTCTTCATCCATCCCGAATATGGTGAACGGGGTTTCTCAGCAACCCTTTACGTTAAGGCTAGCTTCCCAAGCCGAACTGCAAGAGAACGGCTTAAGCACCACTTCGCAGGGCTTGAGGAAACGTCCACCTACCAAACACATCAAGAAGATGCTCTCAGGGAGCGTCTCAAACGCCTTCCTACACACAATTAACCGTGATGCTGTCGAGCGTTATGTGGTCATTATTACTGATGGTGACCTCAAAGTATTTGACTTGGCAGGGAATGAGAAGACTGTCTCGTTTCCGTCAGGTAAATCCTATTTAACCGCTGCTGAACCAAACTCCTCATTCCGAGCAGTGACGGTAGCGGACTACACATTTATCGTGAACAAGGGTGTGACGGTAACCCCTCGCACAGATCGTGCTCCTGCACGTCCCTATGAGGCTCTTATAAGCGTCAAGGCGGGTAACTATGGCAAGACCTATTCCGTCATTATTGATGGTACTACCCGTGCTACCTACACCACACCTGATGGCTCTAATGCCTCTCACACAGCAAACATTTCAACAGACTATATTGCTACCCAACTTTATAATGGACTGACCTCATGGGGTGGTGGTTTTAGCTTTGCCCGTTATGGCTCAGTTATCCACATCTACCGATCAGGCTCTGACTTTACTGTACGGGCTGAGGATGGCTTTAACAACGGAGCCATGACTGCCCTGAAGGATCAGATCCAGAAGTTCTCCGATCTCCCTGCTAACGCTGGTGTCAACGGGTTTGCCGTAGAAATTATCGGGGATAAGAACAACGGCTTTGATGACTTCTGGGTGGAGTTTGACTCTTCTGGTACTGGAGCGTGGAAGGAAACTCTCAAGCCGAACGAACTGCTGGGCTTTACTGGGTCAACGATGCCCCACCAGCTAGTACGTAATGCTGATGGTACATTTACCTTTAACGTAGTGTCGTGGGTAGATCGTGCCTATGGCACCGTAGATACCAACCCTGATCCATCCTTCGTTAACCAGAAGATTGGCGATGTGTTCTTCTACAGGAACCGCTTAGGGTTTCTCTCGGATGAATCCGTGATCTTCTCTGAGGCTGGTAAGTTCTTCAACTTCTATCGCAACACGGTGACCGAGCTTCTGGACTCCGATGTGATTGACGTTCAGGTCAGCCACACGAAGGTCTCTAAGCTGATCCATGCGATCCCCTTTAACAAGCAGTTGCTGCTGTTCTCTGCCCAAACACAGTTCGTGGTGGACTCAGGTGACCTCCTGACACCCACAACGATCTCGATCAAGCAGTCTACCGAGTTTGAAACCAACATTCGGGCAGAACCTGTGGGCTTTGGTAACAACATCTACTTTGCTGTGGATCGTGGTAACTACACAGGTATTCGGGAATACTACAGCATTGACCAGTCTACTGGTACGAACGATGCTGCGGATGTCACAGCCCATGTGCCCAGTTATATCCCTGGTGGTTGCTTTAAGATTGCCGCAGGTTTGAACGAGGATATTCTGGCAGTGCTATCTACAGATAGCCCACAGGACATCTACGTGTACAAGTTCTATTGGCAGAATAACGAGAAGCTACAAAGCTCTTGGTCTCGCTGGACATTCCCCTCAGGTGATACAATCCTGAACGTGGACTTTATTCTCTCAGATATGTACATGGTCATCCAGAGATCCGATGGGGTTTACCTGGAGTCTCTCTCGGTCAACACGGGTTACATTGGCACCAATGAGCCATACACCGTACACCTTGATCGCAAGATTACAGTCCCCGCAGGTGACCTCAGCTATGATGGTACCTACACCAATCTCCCCTTGGCTAGCCTCCCAGGTTCTATTCAAAGTGATGCGTGGGAAGCTGTGGTGGCTACAGGTCAACCTAAGAAAGCTGGTATCCGCCTTGCCCTAGAATACACGGCAGCAGGTGCCCGTCTCCTAGGAGATTACTCTGACTCAGACCTGATTGTAGGTAGGAAGTACACATTCCGATACACCCTAAGCCCAATCACTGTGAAGGTGACTGCGGGACAGGGTACCAAATCAGATACCACAGGTCGCCTCCAGCTCAGGAACATCCAGATTAACTTTAGTGAAACTGGTTATATGACG